CCAGGATTGCATCGGTTTTGTTGGTAGTTACCCAACTCTTTTTCTTGAAAAATTTAAAATTGATTACGAAAAGCAATTCGAGAGAACATTTCAGAATATAATCGAAAGATTTTTTATTGTTCTTGGTTGGGGTAAAATAAATATATCTTCTATTAATCTTAATAAATTTATAGAGTTTTAATACAAGGAGTTAATTGTGGTAAAATTAATACAACCATATACGAGGGATTTGGATTTTCTCCATCCCGACATGTTGGGGGTCTTGCCTCGTTTTAGAAATGAAATAGAAAAAGCCAAAATATCAATGATAATAACCTGCACGGCCAGATTAATGAAATGTCAGGTTGCACTCTATGCCCAAGGAAGACAGTCAATAGAAGAAATTAATAGACTTAGAAAGTTTGCTGGAATGGCACCAATAGATTTAAAGGAAGCAAAGAAAAAAGTAACATGGACTTTAACATCAAAACATTTAGTTGATTTTGATAATGATATAGAAACCGATAATTATTCCCATGCGTTTGATTTTGCTATTATCAATGGAAAGAATATAGATTACAATATTAAGGCAGACATAAATAAAAATAAAATACCAGAATATGAAGAAGTTGGTATCATAGCGGAAAAATGTGGTTTGGTCTGGGGTGGTAGATGGAAAACACCAGATTATCCACACATTCAAATGAAAGGATAATTATGTTAGAATTTTATGAAAAGTGTCCCAATTGTGGTTCATTATCGTGTTCCACGGATATATCAAGTGATGATAGAAAAACAACATGTTCAACTTGTGGATTCTCTGGAAACATTACAACCTTTAGAAATCATGATAACATAGAGATTAATAAATGGGCACCAAAAGATATTTTCGGAAAACAGCAATTGAATATGGAACGAGCTGATTATAAAAAAATGTTAATGAAAAATCTTGACATTAAGTGTTAAACTCTTATATTAATAATAAAGGATAAACAAATGAAAACAAATACAAAAAAGACCACATTGTCAGGAAATGATTTCTTAAAAAGATATATTAAAGTTAGCGGGAACACGATGAGTTCCTTGATGTCAGAAGAAACACTATCAAATACAACCGATTGGATTGATACCGGAAGCCATGCTCTAAATGGTTTGTTATCAGCTAATATCTTTAATGGTGTTCCTAATAATAAAGTTATAGCATTTGCTGGAGAAGAATCAGTAGGAAAAACATTTTTTGTATTGAATATTGCAAAACAAGCCATAGAAGCAGGATATAATATTCTCTATTTCGATACTGAAAATTCAACTGAAAAAGATATGGTTGTGAAGAGAAATATTGATCCATCCAAAATTTTATATCTCCCCGTGGAAACAGTCGAGGATTTTAGAGATCAATTGGTAAAAATAGTTGATGATTATAATGATAAAAAACAAAACGGAGAGGAATGCCCAAAACTAATGATCATTCTCGATTCATTGGGAAATACATCAACGAGAAAAGAGATAAAAGATGTTGAAACGGGGAATGATAAACAAGATATGACTAGATCTAAAGTTGTAAAGTCTATCTTTAGAGTATTGAATATTAAACTGGCAAAAGCAAAGATTCCAATGCTAATAACTAATCATGTTTATGCTGATATGAGTAGTTTTGTTCCTAAAAAAATAATGTCAAGTGGTTGTTTAACTAAAGATGCTATGGTGTTAATGCACAATAAAAAATATAAAAATATTAATAAAATTTTTCCTGGAGATATTGTACAAACTCTAACTGGAAAAAAAGAAGTATTAAATACATTTTATTATCAAGAAAAGGAAATCGTAACCTTTAAATTAGAAAATGGTGATACTATAAATTGCACAGAAAATCATAAATTTTTAATAGAAAATGATAGTGGTTTTATATGGAAAAAGGCAAAAGATATAAATGAAAACGATTATATATTATTTAAAGAAAAATCAAAGAATCACAATTTAAAACAAGTTAAAATAATAAAAAAAATAAGAAATAAAAAAGAAGATGTTTATGATATAGAGGTAAAGGATGCTCATCATTATATTCTAAAAAATGGGATTATATCTCACAATTCCGGGCCAAAATATGCAGCGAGTATTATTATTTTTATTTCCAAAGCAAAAGCAAAAGATTCAGATGGTAGAGTAATTGGATCATTCTTATCTTGTACAACTGTAAAAAATCGATTTTGTAAAGATAATACAAAGATTAAATTATATCTTGATTACAAAAAAGGATTGCACCCCTATTATGGTTTAGAGGAATTCGGTTCACCCATTTTAAATAAAGAATCGAAGGGTTGGTCTTTGAATGGTGAGAAGATAACAGAGAAACAGTTGTGGTCGATGGAATGGCCAAAAGAACTCTTGGATAAATGCAATGAGAATATAAATAAATTGTTTTCTTTTGGAGATGCTAATATTCAAGATGATACTGATTTATCAGAAGTGGAAGTTGATACAGAGGAATAAATGAAACCAATAACAGTAGATATGGATAAACAAAAAATCTATAAAGTTTATACAAAGAAACAACTCAAAGCATTCGGGGACAAATATTTTTCTGAATATGAGATAATAGAATCCCCGGTGTTTATACGATATGATGGCGCATTAACATTTATTTCTTATTTTAAGGTAAAATATCCCTTTGTGAAAAAACAAATAAATGATATTTTTGAAGATAGGAAGGTTTTTCTTTATCAGATAATTAAAGATTATCCCGAGAAAAATCTTTATTCAATCAATGCTTTTATTGATTATTAAGGAGTATGATGCAACCAGTTGAATTTGAAAAAATAATTTTAAAAATACTGTTTGAAAATAAAGATATCAGAGATAAAATATTACCATTTCTTGATGGAAAGATATTTGATGATTTTAATCACAAAGAAATAGTAAAATCTATATTAGTATTCGAACAAAAATTTTCAAAATTCCCATCTATATCTGATATGAAATTAGGTATAGATAATCAAGAAGTGTACAAGTCATTGGTTGATATTGTTAATCTTAATTTACAAGAATTTTCTTCCGATTCTTTGATTGGAGAAGTTGAAGATTTCTTTAAAAAGAAATTAATATGGAATGTTACTGCTGATATAGTTGAAAATCTAAAAGATGATAAGATTAGTAAAATATCAATGGCACCAGAATCATTAAGACAAGCACTTGCATTTAATTTCAACACAAACATAGGATTTAATTTACTCGAAGATTATGATAGATATTATGATTATATTCATGGAAATGATAGTGTTATTCCAACGGGTTTATCAAATTTAGATAGTGTTATTGGTGGTGGTATTCATCCGAAAACACTCACGATTTTCGTAGCATCCGCCAATGTTGGAAAAACAATTTTTAAATGCTCTATTGCTGCTAATATGCTCATGCAGAACAAGAATGTTCTCTATATCACTCTTGAAATGAGTGAAGAGATGATTGCCGAGAGAATCTATCAAAATATTTTTGATTTCAGTAAAGAAGATTTAACAGTTTTAACACGAGAAAAGTTTAACATTAAAATTGACTCAATTAAGAAAAAACTAAAAAATAGTTTATTTATAAAGGAATATCCCAATAAAGGTGCTAATGTTAATACTATAAAAAATTTATTAAAAGAATTGGAGATAAAGAAGAAGTTTATTCCACATTGCATTTTCATTGATTATATTGGTATTCTTGCTCCAATTTATATGTTGAAAAGCGATAATTCCTACACAGAAGGTAAAAGAGTTTCCGAAGAAGTTAGAGGTTTGGGTGTAGATAAGAATACTGGTATGGTTTCCTCCTGGCAGGGCAATAGAAGCTCGTTTGATGAGGTTATAACATCAATGAGTGATATGGCTGATTCCATTGGGCCAGCGGCCACTGGTGATGTTATTATGGGCATTTCACAGACAGAGGAGATGAGGGCAGCGAATAGATTCGGGGGGATACTATTAAAAAATAGATATGGTATTAATAAAGTGAAACTTTCCTTTGATATCACATATGATAAGATGAGAGTTACCAATCCTGATAAAGAAGAAGATAACAAAAAAGAGCCAAGTTCATTGAAAAAGGCAATCGATTTGACAGCAAATGAAATAAAAAAGGAGAGCGATAATGAGAAAAAAAGAATCATCAGCTTCGACCTCGACGAAGACATCCCAACAGCATAATAACAATATAGTAATAGAAGATAAAAGAGCCGTTCCGATCTTAAATAAAGATGTTGAATATAGCATAGATACTTACCTGGATAACATTCAAAGAGAAAAATTTTATAAATTATGCACTGATTCCAATGTAGATTTGAAGATTCTTTTCTCAAAACCATTGACATTAAAAGAAAAACACAATTTTAATATTTTCATTAGACTCAATAAAGAAAAACACAATATTAAGATCTTGGAATCTTTGATTTATATAGAGAGTGAATTGGTATCATTCAATCAATTGGTTAAATATTTAGACCAAGAAAATATATACATAGCGAAAACAGAAGCGCAGGATTATGGTTCAAAATATAAAATCACAAACAATAAATTAAAAGAATTTATGGAATTCGAAAAGAATTAATAAATGACATGAGTAATCTATTTAATTTCATTGAATTTGAAAAAACAGAAATTCCAGAAAAAGAAAAATACGAATTGCAGGTATTTTCTGTATATAGATCTATTTCTGATTTTATAAAAAAAGATGAAGAAACATTCGATGTAAAGGATGAGATATATTATTACCGACGATGGGTATCATTAAAAAATAATGCAATAAAACAAAGCAGATTGACCTGGTTAGTAAATAATATAAAGAGAATATCGGAGTTAATAAGAAATGGAGAATTTGATAAAAATGATTTGACTTTGGCTTTTTTATTCATATCTTATTATAAAGACAGCATCGATTTGAATAAAATAAAGACGAAGTTTGTGATAGATGTTGTTGGGAAGTTTTCTAAAGAAACATATGAGAAAAACAAACAATTCGTTCTTGATATATGCAAAGAAATAAAAATAAAATCAATCGAAGATTTTTTTAAAATAGGAGAAGATGGGACTAATTTATTGTATAAGTATTGTATAGAAAGTGATTTCATATCCCCAATATTTTACATAAACCTCGTTGAAAAAATTTCAACACAAAATATACAAAACGCAAATAAAAAATATAAAAAATTTGAAAAAATATCATTGATAATTAAAAACAAATTAACTAATAAAAATTAAAAGCTCAAAAAATCAAACAAATGGAGGTTCTATGTCAAAGTTTTCAATCGATTGGAACAAAGTAAAGAATCAGATCAAGGAAGAAGAAACCAAGACTTCTTATAAAAAGAAAGAAGTTGATAAGCGATTCTTGACTCCTGATGTATCAAAGGAAGGATATGCCGAAGTTAGACTTCGTTTATTGCCTTCTCCCGATACGGATATTCCTTATGTTAAAGTTTTCAATCATGGGTTTCGTGCTCTCAATAAGCAGTGGTATATTGAGAATTGCCCAACTACATTTGGAGAGAAATGTCCAGTGTGTGAAGAAAATGGTCGATTGTGGAATACGGGTTCCCAGGCTAACAAGGATATTGCAATTCAACGTTCCCGTAAGATGTCTGTTTTTGTAAATGTTCTTGTAATTAAAGATCCAAATCATCCAGAGAATGAAGGTAAAGTGATGTTGTGGCGTTATGGTAAGGGACTCCATGAAAAAATCATGAATAAGATTAATCCTAAAAAGGGAAGCGTGGATGAACCAGTGATGGTGTTTGATCCTGAGAATGGTGCGGATTTCAAGTTGAAGGTTAAGAGAACATCTTTCGTAGGAAGAAACGGAGAACAAGTTCAATCATTAAACTATGATACTTCTGAATTTGCTCCCCAATCGGCACTCACACCAGAACAAATAAAGATTGCTGAGAGTGGCGTGTTTAATCTTTCTGAATTTTTAGACCGTTCAGAGTTTAAATCATATGACCAGCTGAAGAATCTTTTTAATAAGAAATTGGGTCTCGGGGAAGTATCGAGAGTATCTTCTGATAATATCCCAGCAGATAAACAAGTAGATGATAGTGCTGCTGATGATAGCGCCCCAGCGCCAGAAGGTATGGATAGTGATGATGAGACTTCTTTCTTAGATTCTTTAAGAAAAAAAGCATCTAACTAAATGTGATTATAATGGGGGATTGTAACATATCCCCCATTTATTTTTATGATTACAATCTCGCCAATTTTAAAAAATTATATATTAAGAAAATATTTTTCTTCGATTCTAAGCAACAAGAATACTATCTGCAAAGATAATTTATTTCAATTTCGCTGCAATGTGTGTGGCGATTCCAAATCAAATAATTTTAAGAAACGGGGATATTTATTATTACGCAATAATAAATGGGTATTTAAATGCCACAATTGTGGTGTGAGTATGATAGCAGAGAAGTGGTTTAAGAATTACTTTCCTTCCCAATATAAACAATATATCATTGAATTGTTAAAGAATAATGAAGAGGAAAACCAGGAACACATCGCAAGCAAATACCGAGATATAAGCATTAAGAAAAATGTTGTTATAAAAAAAGAAGATAATGAAGAAAAAGAAATTTCCTCGTTTTTTCCAATTTTAAAAGGTAATACTGATTTGTTTGATAAGGCCAGAGAATTTTGTAAGAAGAGACTGATACCAGAAAAAATATGGCATAGATGGTATGTATCAACAAAGAATAGATACGGTAGGCGAATTATAATACCATTCTATGATAATGAGAATAAAATTTATTATTATCAAGCGAGAACTATTAGCAATCAAATTCCAAAATATACATCAAGAGTTGGTGAAAAGCAGATTTACAATATATATAATGTTGATAAAACAAAACCAATTCAGGTGTGCGAGGGGCCAATAGATTCTTGCTTTTTAGAAAATAGTATAGCAACTCTTGGATGTTCACTTGCTGATGATAAACTTGATTTCATAAAGAAATTAGGAAAAGTTTATTGGTTATTTGATTTTGATGAAGCTGGTCTAAAAGAATCTAATAAATATATCTCAGATGGGGAATATGTTTTCCTTTGGAAAAAATTCATAAAAGAATTTA